CGAGCATTTCCACCGCTGCTTGTTTGTAGTCTCCATCTTCCAAAGCTCCCCACATATTTGAAAAGGCAGATAGACGAGGTATCCCAAGATTAAAAGCCATATCAAGAAGAACCCTAATGCGTACCTCACTAAGCCCCACAACAAAAGGAAACTTTCTAACAAGCTCTCGCTCAACAATCTCAATATCGTTCTCACATAGAAAACGGGCTTCGTCTTCAGTAATACCACGGTCATCAAGATTACGCCCAATTCCAATCGTGAGATGCCCAGCCGTACATCTATAAGGTTTAAGCTCCAGCCCCTCGTGATAGATAATAAGGTCAATTAGTTTCTCCCTGTCGTATTCCATTATTATTCAATTCCTACATCTTGATATACGTTATAAATTTTATCTGTTGTTTCAAATAACTCTTCAGGCAAACCTATTTCCTGCAATCTTAAATTTGTTTTTTCAAATTGTATTGGCTCATTTACACCTTGTTGCGCCTTTGCAATATAGTCCATAGTAGTTTCTGGAATTGTAAATTGATTTTTTAATGACAATCCTTTTTGCACTTCGTCGTCAAACATATCACCATAAAGTTGCTCGTAGTTTTCAGTAAGAGAACGCAGTCTTTGAAGCTCGCCCACTCTAACATTATTTGCCCCTATATACAAATCAATAAGTTCTGGATAGTCTTCTTTAGTTAAGTTTGGATTTTTATCTACAAACTTTTTAAATCTGCTATCAGCATTTTCAATATCTCTAATAACATCTCCAAAAGCATAACGTGTTCCTGCTGTTAAATCTAAAGATTGTTTTTTAATACCATAAGTTGCAGGAGAAAATACATCACCTGTTTCTCCATCAGGCCAACTGGCAAATGAGTTTGGTTTAACAGCAACATTAATACCTTTCTCTTGATTTTTTGCAAGACTTTTTTCGTACTCCTGTCTTTTAAATATCATATCCACAAACTTAGGAGTAGCAACTTCTACAAGAGGAGCAACAGCAGCTTGAACATAATCTAAATTAGATAACCCACCCTTCCCTTCTTCTTCTATTCTTTTACCTTCCAGTGTTTCAATAAACGCTTCTGTAATCATAGAAGGTGCAACAAAAGGTCCAGCAGCAGACTCAAATAAACCAGCACCTATTCTTTGCAACTCTTCAGCTGACCTAGTATCGTCTACCTCTCCACTACCAATAAGTTCGTGCATCCCTCGACCCATAACTTTTAAATAAGAAAATGGGTCAATAGGACCAAGGTTAATATAATCTATTCTTTTATGCCCTCTATCATCTTCGTAAAGACCGCTTAAATATATACGGTCTTGGTTATGCTCATATGAACTAACAAGATTATTAACTGCATCTGTATCTTCTTCTGTTAATCCTACCATACGAGCAGAAAAATCTACAAGCGCATCCCCTGCAACACCAGTAGCTGTTATACCCGCAGCACGTTTAGCTCCTTCTTTAAACAAAACCTCATCACCACTAGTTAAATCTTTTAAAGTATACTTAGCTAAGTTTTTAGATATACGTGTCATTTCTGCAGGAAAAGATACATAGTCACCAAAAGGCATACCACGTAAACTTTTAATAGCACGAGGAACAAGATTATAGTTAGGCATTAAATCTCTTGTTCTTTCTGCAGCCATCCTTTCAAGCCCTTCTTCTTTTGCATTCTTTAATGCAAGCTCTCTGGCTTTAGCCTCTGATAGTTTATTAAATTTTGGATTATTTCTAATTTTAGTCAGTTGTCTGTCTATATCTCTAAGGTTAGGTTTAAAGTTTTTAAACATTTTACTTTGTCTTAAATAGTTTTTTGTATTTTCAAAATGTGCTACTTTAAAAAAGTCATCTTCTGCTTGATATAAGTCTGTTATTTTTTTATTTAATTTTTTTACTGGCTTAACAACAGAAGCATTTGAAATCCACTTCTCAGCGTCAGTGTCAAAAGCTTTTAAGTTTCTTCTTACAATATTAGCTTCAAGATTACTATTGACAATACCTAAATCAACGTATCTTGCATATTGTTCTGCTATTTCTTTATTAGACATACCAGATAATTTTTTAGCTATGCCTGTCCCGTCAATAGCTTTAGCAGCTTCTTTAAATCCTGATACAGGAATCATTCCATTAGCAACAGTTAAAATCATATTACCCATTACGTTACGCCCGTGAGTAATAGGACTTAAAACTGTTTGAGTTGTTTGAGTAAAACCTTTAGCTCTCATAAACAATTTAGATAATTCATTTGCAGGACTCATTAAATCTAAACCGTTTTGAATAGCGTTCTTATATACGTCTGTTGTGTATAAACCTTCTAAAGGATTATCTAATATTTCAGAAGAGCCTTTACCAAATATAGCACCAAGTTTTGTACTCATTACATCACCAAGATTTTCTGATAAATGAACATTTTTACCTGTACCTACTCCTGTAGAAACAAGACCTTTAGTTTTTAAATGTGAAGCTACATCCTTTAAATATTTTTGTTGAGCAGTGAGATTAGATAAATTAGTAAATGTATTTATATAATTTTCATATGGATTTTTTCCAGGTTTTAATATATCTAAAATACCATCAGGAATATTTTCTTGTTTTTTAAATCCACTTTTAACAGAAAGATTAGAGTTTCTAAATCCTGTTAATCCTTGAAACATGTCTAATGCTTCATCTGAAGTTTTTGTTTTCTTTAACAAGTCATCCAGCATTGTCATAGCAGCAGCATCATCTTTTACACCAGAACTTTTAATAGCGTTTAAAGCATTTCTAAACTTACCCTGTACATCTTTACCAGTCTTTTTAAAATTTTTAAAATCTTTTAAAACTTGTTTTGCATATTGAGGGTCTTCAAACAAATCGTATGTCTGAGTAATATATGTATCTGCATTCTTATTTACTTTAGTTTTTAAATTACCTTTTGTACCTTTACCAAATTCTTTTGATAAAGAAGTAAGATTACCACGCATTTCTTTTACAATTTCTTTAACAGGTTCTTTTAAAGAGTTTAACGCTCTTTGATTACCAGCTAAAGCATCATCAAGAATGCCTGTAATACTAGCTGTTTCTTTTCCGTATTCTTTTTTTACAGCATCTTTTAAATCTAACGAAAGACCTTTCGCTCTTTCAAGAGCGGCACGACCAGCTTGGCTTGCCTCAACTTCTAAAGCAAGCATTGTATCATCTGCACCCATACGAGAAGAAAGTTTACCTAAACCACGAGCAATAAGACCACTATTAAACACAGGAAGTTGACCTACAGCTGTGGCAGTTTCACTATAAAGTTTTCCAACAGGACTTGTTACATACGATAGACCCTGTATTAAAGGTTTCTTGTAAGCATTAGCAACAGCTAGTGGAGCAAAGGCAGCACCCAAACCTAAGTTAGCCATAAATCCTTTTAGTTTTGCCTCTGCAAAAGAATCATCAGGGTCTGTAGCTAGTCTATCTAAAAATTCTGTAGACTCAGGAAAAGTTTCTCTAAGAACATTAGCAATATTATCTTCAGCTGTTTCAACCGCAGCAGCACCAGCAGCAAAAGCAACACCTGAACCAGCAGCCTTACCTAGCTTTCTTCCTTTTTCACCAGAAGTTCTGGCTATCTTAGACATTAAAGAACGTGTTGCTGGGCTATTTCCTTTAATACTTTTAATTGCACCTGTGCCTATCTTTTTAGCTAACCCACCTGCTGTAATATAAGAAGCTAACACAGGGACAAACTGCTCTCCTGTAGCATACAAACCATCGCCGTGATATGGGTCAAAAAACTCATCGACATATTGGGCTGCACCTTCAGGTACTATATCTTTTAAACCTTCTTGAATAAACTCTGGAGTCATCTGACCCACAAATCTACCCCCTGCTCTTATAGCAGATTCAATTGCTTTATCAGGGACATATTCTATATCTTTATCACTTGCTTGTAAAGCTCTAAAATCAACCTCTCCTTTACCTACAGCTTCTTGATATTTTTTATTAGCAGAAAAAAACTCTTCTGTATTTATATTTTGTTTGTTTTCTATGTATTCAGTAATAGCATCTTTATTTGCAGATAATTCACCTGCATTTATTTTTTCTGTAACCTCATCAAGAGTATTATGAAAAGTCTGACTTCTAAAACTCATTACCATTTTAATTTATATCATCTTCCTCATCTAAAAGTATTTTTGATAGGTCATTCTTAAGTAATGCTGCTTGGTCTTTTGCTGCGTCTGGCGTTATTTTTCTATCAACATCATCTATATCTAAATCTAAATCTAAATCATCAGGTTTTTTAGATATAGTTAATTCATTAAACATTCGTCTTTTAATTTCATTATCTATTTGAGCCGATGTTACAGTTCTTCCTAATGCACCTAACCTTGCATCAGCTAAAACTAAATTAGTTACCTGACCTAATAAAAGTTGTTTATCTTGAGGTTTTCCATATTTTTTAGAGAGACGAGCTTTAGGAAGTCCTGTAAGTTCCTTTAAGAAACTATCAAATTCACTATCTGAAAGACCTTGATAATCAGAAGGAAGGTCTGCTGCTCCTGCTTCTAGTTTCCTTGCTTCAGCTTCTCTAAGTTTATCAATAATAGTTGCCTCTGTTAAAAGACCTTCCAGTTCTTTTGTTCTGGCTACATCCTCAATTCCTTTTCTTTCCTTCTCTAATGCAGAAAGCTGTTGAATAGACGAAGGAGCAGCCGAACCAATAGCAGCTAACGCACCACGACTAGGGTCAGCAGCAAGTATATTAGCACCTAATTGAGCAATAGCAAATCCTTTATCTTCTCTAATTCTTTTCTCTTCTGCTTCTTTATCAAAAGGTTTTCTTTCTTTTGCAAGTTGTAAAAGTCTTTTTAAAACTTCTTCTTCATTAGCTAAATCAAGCACACTATTACCTGTAACTGTACCACCTGGTTGTCTATATACAGTAGACAAACCACCCTTACCTATATCACCACCTTCTTTAAAGAATCCAAGACCACGACCAAGACCAGCTGCAGCAGTAAGACCACCTACAGCTTGTTGGAAACCTGAAGGCTGTGCTTGTTGCTGTTGTAAGTAACCAGAAGGAACACCAAAGGCCATACCAGCATATCTTTCCAATTGACGCATTGGATAATCTCTTTGTTGTTGGAACTCACCAAAAGAAATATCTGCACGCTGTTGTCCAAGACCACGCTGTGCCTCACCAACACCAGATAAGTACCCTAGTTCACGATAACCTTGACCAAGAGCTTGCTGACCAAGTGAGCCGTATTGTCCAGATAATGAACCTAGCCCACCAGCTAGTTGACCATACTGTCCCGCAAGTCCTGCAATACCAGCACCAAGCTGTTGCTCTCTTGCTCTTTGTGCAGCAGCCTCACCTAAACCTACTTGTTGTTGTTGTGCTGCAGTCTGTAATGCTTGTTGATAAGCAGCCTGTGAACCACGAGTCTGTATATCTGCCAAACGTGTACCTAAATCAGAAGCAGCCTGTGACTCAAGAATAGCTTGACGAGAACCACCAAACGCACCAGCACCAGCAGACTTAGCTCCAATAGCTTGCGCAGTTTGTAGTGCATCTTGTCGTGCCTGTCTTTTATCAATATCAGTTACAGCTTGTTGATAAGGGTCAATATACTTTTGTATATCTTCGCCTGTTAAACCAAACTTACCAACTTCATCTAAACCAATAGCACGAGCGGCATTACGTTGAATGTCACCAGACTCAGCTAAAGCACCCGCTCCAACACCAAGAGCCTGACCCGTTTGTCCAAGATAACTGTAAGCAGGATTGTAGTAAGCAGCAGAAGATGTAAGACCTGGAGCCATAGATGCTAGACCATACTGACCAGCCATTTGTTGAATACCTTGTTGAGCCGCAAGTTCTTGTGGCGTAAAGCCTACAACACGTTCACCTGGATATGCTTGATAAGGAGCATCTACTTGTCCTTTAGCACGGCTAAGAACATCAGTAACATAAGGACGTAAAGTAGGTGCAATGTCTTGTTGTTTTTGACCACCGCCGCCACCACCGCTATAACAAACATGAGAGTTAAGTTTTTTATTTAGAAACTTATCTTCTGTTTCTATTTCTAAACCTAACAAATCTTCAAAGGTATTTTTATTTTCTACTATAATCATAATATATTATTCCATTGTTATTGTAAACAGTGTCTGTTCATCACAGCCATACTTAGGCATTATTCTTTTCCAACCTTTTCTACCCATAGCACTAATCTTATTACAGTTAAAGTTTCTTGCTATTTCTTTGTAGCAGTCTAACATATATTGATAGTCTACTTTCTTACCTTCTATACCTGTTGTTATACACACATGTAAGTAACAGTTTAAATCAAAAGGCGTTACACATGTAACAAAAATAGAATTTAATTCATTATCTTCTAAAACACAAAACAACTGCCATTGATTTGTTTTAAGTCTGTGATATGTTCCAAAAATACTATAATCATTGTTATCTACTTTGTCTATAGCCTTTTGTATTAATACAGCAAATAAATCCCAATGCTTATCTATATCAGTATGTGGTATTTGAAAATATTCTTTTGTCATTAAGCAAGTCGGCTAATTTCTTTAGCCCCATCAACCTGTTTGGGCTGTGCCTCCTTACCATATACTTTCTCTCTCAAAGCTAATCTAAAATTATCTAATTTTTCTGCGCCAGCATCAGAGGAACCATTACCTAATGCTGCTACTGTGAATGCATCCATAACATATTCGTCAGGACTTAACATTGCTTGTTTAATTTGTGGGTCGCCTACAACTTCAAATGATACATTGTCTGACATACCATCACCTTCTGGTGCTTCTACCATTCCAGAAAACATTCCTGTATCACCACCTTGTGCCATATAAGTTGCAGGTACATCTCCCATACTTCCACCTTCAGCAGCCATGCCGCCAAACTGTGCAGGTATTTGTACAGGTGAGTAGTTGAAGAACTGAGGTGTAGCACCGCCCTGTCTAATGTATCTATCTATATCAGCAGAAGAAGCTGTCTGTGTCATTTGTGTAGATGGAACTGTAGATGGTGGAGTATATGTAGGCTCTTTAGGTAAAGGTATTGGCGCACCTGCAATAGCACCTAGACCTGCTCCAGCTGTTTGTTTCATAACTTGTTGACCTACAGCATTTTTTGCTGATTGTAAGGCTGCTTGTTTTGTTAAACCTGTTGCACTTGAATCTAATATGCTTTTAGCAATAGTTTCCTCTGCACCCTGACCTAAAGCTTTTTGACCCAATTGAGATGTAAATGTAGGCGCACTAGCAGCTGAAGTAGCTCCCTTTGTTAATGTTTCTTCAGCAGCTTTTTGTCCTACACTTTCAGCACCTTTTAAACCACCAAACATACCAGCAGTTACACCACTTGCCAAACCTTGTGTTAATGCTTCTTTTGTACTTGCACCGCCTAGTTTAGCACCAATAGCAGCACCACCACCAGCAGCTGCTGCACCAGCCAAACCTGTTAGTGCTGTTCCAGCCGCTGCTCCACCCATCATAAATGGAATAGCATAAGGCGCAGCAATAGCACCGAGAATAGGAAGAATATCTTTAATCTTAAAAGCTTCGGGTAAACCAGTACTAGGATTCTGTGTCAACCCATCTGGACCTGCCATTGCATTTAATGCTTTAAGTTCCATAGGATTAACATGCACCAGTGTATTATCACCCATACGCCCCTTCATAGCAGCTAATCCCATTAGCCCTGACATTGGTGCGTTCATATTTTGTCCATAAGCCATACTATTTTTCCTTGTTAATTATCTTATTATACAATATATTATTGAAATATACCAGCCCGTTAATTAAAATCTACCCAGCCTGTGCCGCTTACATACCCTCTATATTTACCAGCACTAGCTGCAAAAGCTACATCACCATTAGCAGGACGACCTATTTCACTCA